TGCCGCAAAAGTGGATGTGGACCTGCTGGGCAATTTCTCGAACTTCAGCGCCGGCAAAGGCGCAGCGGGCAGCGCCATGACGCTGGGATATGTGGCGGCCGCGATTAGCAAGCTGGTGGCTAACCATGCCGAAGGTGCCATCAACGTGGTGATACACCCCTTCCAGTGGCATCGCATCTGGACAGGGCTGGGCAACCCGATTGCCAATCAAACTTTCCAGGGCGAGATTGCCAACGAGGCGCTGCGCCAGTATTTCGTCGGGCGCTTTCTCAATGCCGACTGGTTCAGCACCGGCAACATCAGCGTGAATGCCAGCGACGATGCTTATGGCGCTGCATTTACGCGCGACGCGCTGGGGCTGGATATTCGCAAGCCGTTCTATGTCGAGAACGAACGGGATGCCAGCCGGGCGGCAACCGAAATGAACGGGGTCATGGGCTATGCACATGGCGAAGTCCGCGACGAATTCGGCTGCTATATCCTGTCTGATGCTAGCGAGCCGACGAGCTAAAGGGAGACGAAGCCATGTTTGGAAGCGAAAATGTGCACAGCGTCACCCTGGTTATCGACGCCGATCCGGGCGGCAGTGACGAAATTTTCTACCTGCGCAAGATGCCTAAAGCGGTGACCATTAAAAATGCCTATATGGTGTCTGAGCAGACGCAGAATGCCGGGACCGCTGTGAAGCTCCAGCTCGAAAACTGGGGTACGGCGGGCACGGCAGCGGCAGGCACGCCGGTGGTTTATGTGGGCGGCACCGCGTCGGCATCGCGTTTGACCGCACGCACGCCTTCTGCCGGGTCGGTCAATGCATCGTATGATGACGTTGCCGCCGGCGAATGGCTGGTGGTGCGCTACGCCGAAGAAGGCGCGGGCTGGATTGCCAACGACCGGTTTACCTATCAGGTCGATTACGTCTTCGGGCTGGGCGCGTAAGTTTTTCATCAACACCGGGCGGGTCTCAGACTCGCCCCTACAATTTCCCCGGTGGTGACATGAAAGCATGGCAGCGGCTGGCCAATCTGAAACGGCGCATGGACCACCGCTCGCGCTGGATGGTATCGGTGCTGCTGCGACCACTTCGCTTTATTCCCCTTGAACCGCTGCACTGGCTGTGGAGGCTGCGCGCGTGAAGATTTACTGGCTGAGCAATGCGCCGCACAGCGCCAGCGGCTACGGGCAGCAGACCGACCTGTGGACGCAGTTGATGGTCCGCGACGGGCATGAGGTCGTCATTCGTGCCAACTTCGGCTTGCAGGGCGCGCCGATGCGAGATGGCATCGGGCGGCTGGTGCTGCCGACGGGCTACAATGAACACGGCGACGACCTGACCGTCCTCGACTGGCAAACACATAAACCGGACGCAGGCGTGGTGCTGTATGATGCCTGGGTGTTCTCGAAGCAGTCCTTCAGTATTCCGCTGACGTACTATTCGCCGGTCGACCACGCGCCGATTCCGGCGCTGGTGGCGCAGCGGCTGGGCGAAGCGCGCCACGTCTGGGCGATGTCGCGGTACGGCGAGCGCGAGATGCGCCAGGCGGGGCTGGACCCCTGGTATGTGCCGCACGGCATCAACACACGGGTATTCACGCCGGTGGACCGCCAAGCGGCGCGCGCTAAATTCGGGCTGAAAGACGAGCAGTTTTTCGCGGTCAGCGTCGCGGCGAACAAGGGCTTCCCCGACCGGAAAAATATTCGCGGTATGGTCAAAGCCTGGGCAGAATTTGTGAAGCTGCACCCGGATGCGCTGCTGCATATACATGCCAATTCCCTGCCGAATCATCACGGCCTGGACCTGACTGACCTGCGCGCCTTTTACGGGCTGACCGCCGAAAATCTCCGCTTTCCCGAAATCTACAAACTGATTAACGGCAGCTATCGCCCGGAAGACATGAACACGCTGTACAATGCGGCAGATGTGTTTTTGCTGCCGTCGATGGGCGAAGGCTTCGGCATTCCGGTGATTGAGGCGCAGGCGGCGGGCTGCCCGGTGATTGTGAGCGACTTTACGGCCCAGACCGAACTGTGCGGTGCCGGGTGGCGGTGCGAGGTTGACCCGCTGGATGATTGTGAATTCACCCTCCAGGGGTCGGAGCAGTGCCGGGTGAAACCTTCGGTGATTTTGAATAAACTTATTCAGGCATTCGAAGCCCGGCACGACAGCGGGCTACGTGAAAAGGCGCGCGCCTTCGGGCTGACCTATGAAGCCGCCGATTTGTGGGAAAAGTATATGCTGCCCGCCCTGCGCGGCGCTGCCGGAGTGAGTGAGCCGGTGAAGCTGCCCCCGGTCGCGGCGGAGCCGGTACCCGAACTGGAGCCGGTGCCATGATTGACGTGAGCGTACTGATTCCGGTCTACCGCGCCGACTTGACGATTAACCGGGCTATTCGGTCGGCGCTGGCGCAGAGCGTTCCAGTTGAGGTCATTTGTGTTGACGACTGCCCGGACCACCGCACGCATCGCACGTATGGTGTCATGGACGGGGTACTCTGGTTCAACCACGTCAACAATGCCGGTCCGGGCGCGGCGCTGGAAACGGCGGCGAATGAGGCGCGCGGGCGCTACTGCCTGATGCTCGGCGATGACGACTGGCTGGAGCCGGGCTGCCTGCTGCCGCTGGTCCACGCCATGAATAATCAGCCAGCGCTGGCGTTCGCCTACGGCGCGACGCAGTATCACGGGCAGCGCAGCGACCTGCATCAACCCCTCGCGTTTCGCCGCGACGATTTTTACCATCATTTCCCGGCGCTGTATGCGTATCTCTGGCGACGTGAGTGGAAAGAGCAGTACGGGCTGCGCTATCAGGACGAAGTGTTCGCCGGGCGCTGGCTGGGTGCGCCGGACTGGGACATGGCACTGCAACTGCTGAGGTGGGGCGACGGGCTGGCGCTGCCGGATGTCACCGTGCTGAATCATGTGCTGCGGCAGGGGCGCATGACCGAAATCGTTAGAGCAGGTGCGGCGCAGGTGATGGCATCGATGCGGGCAAGACATCCCGAATTGAGCGAGGACGCGACAATATGAAGATGGCGGTGCTGAGCGACACGCGGCTGCCGACGGCGCGCAGCTTCGCCGGGCACGGGCTGGGGCAGGTGTGCCTGACGATTGCCGAAGGGCTGGAGGCGCGCGGGCACGAGGTGCATTTATGGGGCGCGCCGGGCAGCAGCAGTATTTGCAGCGGCACCGAAAAATGGACCGACGAAACTGAATGGAACGGGCGCACGGTCGATTTTGACGTGATTCTGGACAGCACCCACGAGCATCATTTACAGCAGCGCAAACCGGGCGCGAAAATCGTCAATCTCTCCCAGGACCGTGAGGCACCGCCCGGACGCTGTGCGGTGTATTCCAGCGCTGCCCACCGCGACTGGCACGAAGCGCACGGGCAGAAGCGCGGCGGCAGGGTCGTTAACAACGGCATTGCTATTCCGCCGCTGCTTCCGACAAATCCAGCGTATGACTATTATCTCTACCTGGCAACGTTTTACCCGCCGAAGGGTCCGGTGGGTGCGCTGAACGCGGCGCGGCTGGCGGGGGTCCGGCTGGTGATGGCGGGTCCGACCGCGCCGGGCATCACACCGCCGACCGGCGCCGAATACATCGGTCCGGTGGCAGGACGGGACAAATTCGACCTGCTGCGCAGCGCAAAAGCGCTGATTTTCCCGTCGGCAATTGAATGCAGCCCGGTGACGGTGCTGGAAGCGCTCAGCGTGGGCACGCCGGTAATTTGCTCGAGCTACGGCGGCGCCAGCGCGAACATGCAGCATGGCACGACCGGCTACGCCTGCCGCGACACACTCGAGTGTGTCGCGGCCATCCAGAAGATTGAGGCGCTCGACCCGGTGGCATACCAGAGGCTGCGCGCGCAATGCGTGATGTGGGTCGGGCAGGAGCGGAGCGTAAAAGCCATGATTGACGGCTATGAGCAGGCGCTGAAGGACTGCGCTGAAGGGCAGGTGTGGTGATGCCTGTCGTCGAAATTGAAACCCGGGTTGTTTGTGTAAATCTGCATGTTGACGATAAGGGCAACCCGCCACCGCCTTATTTAGAGGGCGATATGATACCGAAATTTTACAATGGTCGCTGGTGGGTGTGCTGGTCAGATTATGTCGGACGCTGTGAAGAAAAAGGTGATAAACCATGAGCGCGCGTGCCGGGATGTCCAATTTAATTACACGTCTGCGGGCAATGACCAACGCGGGCACGGCGGATTACACGCTGGCCGGAGGCACCTTCTGGACCGATGACCAGCTTCAGGACACGCTCGACCGGCGCCAGTGGCGGCACGACCGGGAATATCTCGAAGGCGTGCCTGGCTACGAAGGCGGCATTGTCACCTACACCGAATACTGTTTTGAATGTGGCAATGTCGAAGAAGCTGCCGGCGGGTCGGCGGTCTGGCGCGTTGAAACATCGGATGGAACGAATGTCGGCACGGCGCAGTATTCGGTCAACTACAACCAGCGCCGGATTACCTTCAACGCTGATCAGGGCGGCACGCCGTACTATCTGACCTACTATACATATGACCTGGAGCGCGCCGCCGCCGACGTGTGGGACGACAAAGCCGCGCATGTCACCGACAGCTTCGACCTGCGGACCGACAATCACGACCTGAAGCGCAGCCAGAAATACGCCATGTATAAAGCGGAAGCGGCGAAATGGCGCAACCGGGCGAAGCCGCGCGCGGGACTGCTGGAGCGCAGCGATGTTAACGGCTGGTGAACTGGCGCAGGCGCGCGCCGACGTGCTGGAAACACTGGTCAGCGACGTGACCCTCCAGCGCGCGACAACGACCGTCAGCGACAGCGGCTATCCGGCGGAAAGCTGGGCGACCGCTGCCACCGTGAAGGGGCGCATCGACAACCTGGCGCGCAGTCAGACCGGCGCTGACGTGATTGCCATGCAGGAAAAAGGGCGCGCGCTTTACCAGTTAACGGTGGAGTGGAACGCCGATTTGCGCGACGGCGACCGGGTGCTGGTCGATGGCGTGATTTATGAATTGAAGCAGGCGAATATCGCCCAGGATGTGCGCATCGTGCGGCGCGGCGTGGTGGTGAGGGTGGGCTGATGGCATCCGGGATAGAAGTGGTTATCAAGAAAAACGACCTGAAAAAGCTGAAGCGGGCAGCGCCGGAGAAAGCCGACCGGGCACTGGCGGCAGCGGCGCATGAGGGCGAGGCGCAGGCGAAGCTGCTGATTCAAACCTCCCCGGCGACCGGCGCAACGTACTCGCGGGGCGGTGTGCGGCACACAGCTTCCAGTCCGGGCAACCCGCCGCGTACCGACACAGGCAATCTGGTCAACAACATCATAGCGCGGCGGCTGAAAAAACTGCTGTGGGCGGTGACTTCGGGCGCCGACTATGGACCGCCGCTCGAATATGGCACCATTCACATGGCAGCCCGCCCCTACATGACGCCAATGGCGTTCTATCTGGAAAAAAATATTGGCAAAATCTTCGACCATTTTCTCGGTGGATGAATTGACGCGGATGATATAATGAAGATAACCAGCGCGCCCTGACCCCCAGGGCGCTTTACGTTTTCCAGGGTAGTCATGTACACGGCAGTGGAGAAAGCCATCAGGAATGCCCTTCTCGGCAGCAGCACGATTACCGCTGCGGTTGCCAGCCGGATTTATGCGCTCCAGGCGCCGCCAGGCGCGGCGATGCCGTATGTTGTGTTCGTCCACATGGCGGGAGGGGATGAAAACAATACGCAGCTCGGCAGCGCGGATTTACGCTACCTGATTCAGGCGATAGGCACCGACGCCCAGGGGGTTGTCGACCTCGCCACCACCATTCGCACGGTGTTCCATAAGGTCAATATGACGATGGACGCGCCATACCGCGTGTTCAACAGTCACGAGCTGGAACCGGTGCGCATGGTCGAGACCGTAGAGCGCGTGCAATACTGGCACATGGGCGCCATCTACCGATTCCGAGTCTCGGAGTAGACCAATGGCAAAACTCAGCGGTTCGGCGCTCTACGTGTCGTTCGGCGGCACGAATTTGAGCGCGACCATTCGCAATTTTGAAGTGCCGGAAGAGCAGGAAATGGCGGATGCCACGGCCGGCGCTGACCCGTATCGCAACTTTGTGACGACGGTCAAAACCATCGAGGCAAGCTGCGAACTGCTGGTGCAGGACCATGCCAGCGGCACCGCCGTTCACGCAGCGGTCAAAATCGGCACCCAGGGGACACTGCTGTGGGGGCTGGAAGGCACGGCGACCGGCAAGCCGAAGGGCGGCTTCCTCGCCACCATCAGCAAATCAGAGAAAAGTTATCCCTTCGACGACGTGGCGGTGATTGCGCTGACCTTCACTAACGCCGGAACAGCGGTGCTGTACGACGGCGTGACCAGCTTATGGTAAGCGGAAGGGCGGCTCACGGGTCGCCTTTTTGAATAAGTTTATTCATTCAGGATGGGGTTCATGGCAAAAAGCGAGGAAGTCCCGGTAGAAGCAGCGCCCGAAGCCGATTTGTTGGCCGAGGTGGAATTCGATTTCACCCGCATCACGGCGCGGCAGGTGGCCGAGATGTTGAAGGATTTCAAGTCAGGCGATATTCAGGGGCAGGCGGCCATCATTGCCCGCTTCTGCAAAACCTGCCCGGCGGCGTGGGGCGACCCGGCGCAGGCGGATACCTTTTATGACCTGCCCTGGTGGGGTGGGGCGGGCTTCCGGGCGCTGCGCGACAAGTTCATGACCGACTTCAACGACCCCGGAAAAAACTGACGAAGGCGGTTTTCATGCTGGGGCAGTTTGACGAGGCTTTACCGCCGGGCCTGCAATGGGAAGTCACGCGCCAGGGCATCGTCCAGGAAACCGGCTGGACGTTTGAATATGTCGATAACCTGTCGCTGCACGACGTGGCCATGTTCTGGGCGCTGCGCGGCGGGCAGAACAAAGTGAGCGAACACCGCGCCTGGCTGCGCGAGGTGCGCAAAAAGCCAAAAGGTCAACGATGACGACGGTCGCCGAGCTGGAAGTTCGAATTGGCGCCGATACCTCCAATATGGAGCGGGGTATCGACAATGCCGATTCCAGCGTCAATAAGTTTGCCGATAACGTCCGGCGGCACAGCAGCAAAATTACCACCGCGCTGGCGAGCGTCGGCGGCGGGCTGCTGGCGGTAGGCGGGGCGTCGATTAAAGCCGCCGTCGATTTTGAAACATCGTTTGCCGAAGTGCGCAAAACGGTCGATGCTTCCGACGTGCAGCTCCAGGCGCTGGAGGACACCATCCGCAATATGGCAACCGACAGCAGCAACCCGCTGTCGGCGCTGGACAATGCTCACGAAACGCTGACCGGGATTGCCGCGATGGCCGGGTCGCTGGGCGTGGCAGTCGACGACATCGACGAATTCGTCGAGGTCATCGGCGCGATGACGGTGGCGACCGATTTGAGCGCCGACGAAGCCGCCAATTTCGCCGCGCGTTTTGCCAACGTGACCGGCATGGACATGGGCAACCTGCCCAATCTGGGCAATACGATTGTCGACCTGGGCAACAAGATGGCGGCGACCGAAAGCGAAATCGCCACCTTCGCCAACCGGCTGGCGCCGCTGGCGACGTTCGATTTTAGCCCGGACGAAATTCTCGGCTACAGCGCGGCGCTGGCATCGCTGGGGGTGAACCCGGAACTGGGCAGCACCAACCTGATTAAGACGATTTCGGACATTAATCGGGCGGTTGCAGCGGACGGGGGCAAACTGAAAATCTTTGCTGCGACCGCCGGCATGACCGCTGCCGAATTCAAGAAGCTCAACGAAAATGACCCGTCTGGCGCGTTTGACGCGTTCATTCAGGGGCTGGGCAAGCTGGACGCCACCGAGCAGCTCACGGTGCTGAAGGACCTGAACATCACCGGCACCGAACAGCAGATGGTGCTGCTGAAGATGGCTGGCGGATACCAGACGGTAGCGCAGGGACAGCAGCTTGCCGGGCAGGCGTGGACAAAATCGAACGCC